TGACTGTGTGCCTTGCGGAAACACAACGGCATTTATGCCGCTTTTGCCTTTATTTACTTTTTTTATCCCTGCCGAATTTCGCAACTTTCCTTCAATGCCGCCCTTTATAAATTTTGAAAGTGTCGCATTTTGCACCTTTATCATTACTTTTACGCCCTCCATTAAAATCGGTTCGGCGTACTTTTCGGCGGCTTCGGCGTTTTTGAGTAACATTATTTCGATTTCCTCTAAGCCCGCAAAGTCAAATACCATTGACATACTAACCGCCGCCCCTTTCTTTAAGGTCTGAAAGTGTCAATTCTAAAAATTCGCCGCCTGTTTTGGGGTCTTCATACGTTCGCAAGATACGGTATTGTTTGCCCTCGTATTCCGCAACGGTCTGTCCGTCGTATTCAATAGTGTATACGTCAAATTTCATTTGCTCCGTATACCCTGCTTGCTTCGCCTTGAAAAACTCATTGAAGCCGACGCTTTTTTTGTTTGCAAATACCGTTGTTCGCTCCCCATGCGTCGGGACTGTAAAGCCGTCGCCGTCGGTCGCGTCCGTAAAATCGGCGTGTATAAGGGTTATTTCATCATTCCACCGCAATATAATCACCTGCCAAAGTTAAAGCCCGCTTTTGATATATATAGGCTTTTTCGTGCCTTTCCGCGTCGGGAAATGCGCCCGCGTTCGCCTTGCAATATAAAATTATGGCGTTCACTATAAGAGGGTCGCCCGCCACTTCTTCGGGCGGCGGGTCGTCCCCATTTGTGATAGTTTCGGTCACATTTTCGGGCGGGTCTTGAAAAACAATGCCCGCTAATCGAAGGTCGGCTTTTGCGGCGGCAATAAGTCGCCTTGTTTCGCCGTCTAACGCCTTATTTCTTCGACGCAAGGCAAGTTTGACTTCTTCAAATAATCCCATTGCCGCCCCTCCTTTATTACGGCGTTGTTGTATCGCCCGCCGCGCCGCCTTTAATAATAATCAAAACGCCGTTCGGGTCTAACAACTTACCGTCACAAATTAACATAGCCTTATTTTTGACTTTGTTATCGTCGTGGTCTACCCATTTAACAACTGTCATTTTCATGTTGCTATTTATGGCATAGTCTTTCGGGTTAAAGAAAACGGCTATAACTTCGCCAATTTCGGCTTCGTCATAGCCTATAATTACGTCGTCTTCTACTGTTTCAACGTCTTTTCCTCCGAAGCGGTAAGTTTCGCCGCCCGCTATGCCGTAATTAACGCGCCCTATGGGTTGCCCTACGTCGTCTACCATACCGTCAATATAGCCGTCAAACGTACCTTGCGCCATTGCAAAAATCCCATTCCTGTAAGCCTTCTTCATTTTTGCAAATACCAAGCGTTTCCATGCGTTCCACTTCTTAAAATCCTCTTCGGAAATAGTTATTACATTGCGTGTAGGCACTCGCGCATCATTGATAATGCCTAGTGCCGCGCCGTTGCCGTTTCCTGTGAATATTGAACGCTCTAATTCCTCAACAATAGCTTCTACAGAGAGTTTTACAAATTCGCGTTGGAACATTTCATAAGTAACAACGCCTGCAAGCAATGTTTGGGATATTTTGCACTCCAAGCCCATGTAGCTAAATTCTACATAGTCGTTGGCGGCTATTTTTTGGTCGTCGCTTGAACCTTCGCCAACCCATTTCGCTTTTGGCTTTAGGGTCAATATTGGAACGCGAACGCCGCCTTGAATGTTTAATTTGCGAACCTTTGCGTATATCGCGCCGTAACTGTCTAATTGGCGTATGATTTCTTGAAGCGTTGACGTTGGAATAACCGCGCCCGCGTCTTCGGTCGTCGTATACTCGCCCGCTCTAAATTCTTCGGGCATTGGCGTGTTACGGCAAACGTAATTCATAAAGGCGTTTCGGTATTCCCTTGTGTCGTGCGGGTCTGTCACTGTGCGTCGTTCGCCGCCTTGCGGGTTGCCGCCGCCGTGTAAATTCGTGCCGTTCGTGTATGGGGAGGGCATAACAGGGGTAATGGTTGCGCCCTGCGCTCTGCCCTCGGCAATGTCATTCAATAGCCTTGTGCGTTGCTCGGCGGTATTTATAAGCCCTGTTCGTTCCGCTTTCAAAGCGTCTACTTCGGTATTGTAAGCCGCTATTTGTTCGGCCGTTACCGCCGCGCCCCTTGTTTCAATGTCGCTTGCAATTTCGGCAAGGCGGGCTTCAATTTCTTGCAGTCTGTTCATGGTAAAACCTCCATTTTTAGAATTTAGTTTTTAGTAATAAAAGTTGTCTTTCCCGCTCTAACGCCTCCCGCTTCTCATTTTCAATCACTCCGTTGAAAAAGGAACGAGCGGTTATATCGGTATCGCCGTTTGCGGGGTAGCTTACCGCGCTAACGTCGTAAACCTTTTTAATTTTTGCAATGGTGCGCGTACAGGTTTCTTTGTTGTATGCGTCTTCCAAAACCCTAAACGCCCACGACATTTTGTAAATTAAGCCCGCTTCGATTGAAGCGTAAAGGCTTTTTGCTTCGTCAATTATGCCTAAGTCGGCGGCAATAAATAAGCCGCTTTCCTGTGGTTCTATAACCAAGCAAGGCGGCTTCCCATTTGACATTTTATTGCGGGCGTATACTGTCCCCATGTGGTCATACTGCATAATTACATCGGACATATCCGCGTCTGTAAGGGCGTTTCGGTCTATCACTTCGTAATACTTCACGCCGTCCCGTTCATACATAAGATATGGCGCGTCAAATGTGATTGCAAAGCCCTCTACATAGAAGTCTGTCTGAAAACGCTTCATTGTTGCGCCCACAAATAGCGGTTGCGCCATTGTGCGATATTCGCGGCCATTTGATTTTGGCATATTATCACCCCTCTATATTCTGATGTGCGCCGCCTGTCCCTGCGTCGTCGGTCGGCTGTGGATTGTCTAAATTTATACCTTCTTTCGCCGCTTCTACTTGCAGGGCTTTTCCCAAGTCTTCAAGGCGGGTGTATTCGCTTCTTATGAAAAATGTTTCGCTGTCGTCGTCGTCCACGGCGGGTAAGCCTAATATTTCGCGTATTTCCTTTCGATTAAGCAATCCACGGTCGAAAAATTGCGTTGACAAAGTTGTGCGGGTTGCTACGCTTGCAAACTCTAGGCGGCTCATATTTAAGACAAACATATTACCGTGTGCAATCTGCCTTTCGGTAAATGTCATTTTACTAAGCACAAGCGAAAGTTGTATTGCGAATGGTTCAATTTTCCCTTGAAAATATGCGTTAAACCCTTCTTCGTCATACGAATTTTGCAATATGTTTTCGTTTGTTCCGAAGTACGAAAACACGTTTTGCGCTATTTGCTTCATTTGCGTGGCGTTTATGGTGTATTGGTCTGACTTTACCTGCGTAACGTCGCTAAACTTGTTGTCGTATATCATCATTCCGCTTTTGTTTTCTTCCGACAAGTTTTCTTCGGCGAAGCGGTCGCGCTCTTTTTTGATGTCTTCGGCTTTTACCATGTTTGCAATTTTGGCAATGAAGCGAATTTGTGCCGAATTTTTTACCCCTGCAATTATGCCTTGATTATTGGTGTGTATTAGTTGCATTGTCGGCTTCAATGCGGCGTTTGTTTCGCCGAAGAAGTCGTCGTTGTATTGGTGTTGGTTCATAACCCCCACGCGGTCATATTCAATTGCCGCCCACTTTCCATTTGAAAACATATAGCGAAGGTACGTTATCCCCCCATATTCCACTAGCTCACTTTTATTCGGCATTATAGGGTAAAACCCCAACAACCGCCCTTCTCCATCTTCAAGCGGTATAATAAAAGCGGTATTTTCAACTTCAAGAATTGTTGCAACTCGCGCAATAAATTGTGATGTCGTCATATATGGGTTTATAGCCATCTGCCAATGTATCTGCCTATGTGACAAACCCTGCCCGCGTATTTCGGGTTGTAGCTTACTGCAAAACCTCGCAAATGAACTAATAGCCGCCCTTATTAGCTCCATTTCGTAAATAGCTTCGGACGCATTTGTAAACGCGGGCGAATACCCTTCTAAAAGCTCGAAAAACTCTTTTATATCAAATTGCGAAGCGGCGCGGGGCTTTCTTGAACGAAAGACCCCCCCCTAGCTTTTCAAACATTTTCATTTTTTCACCCGCTTTCATTCTCATTTTTTAACATTTCGCCTACTTCTTCCATGTACTTGTGTTTTACGGTCAATGCGTCAATGATTGACACAAAGCCGTCAATGCGCTTTCGGCGTTCAATTTTTACTGGTCTAAATGTGCGCTTTTCGTTGTTGTGTTTTAATGCTACGTTGAAAAAATGTGCTTTTAATAAGTGATTATCGCCGCAAATAATAAAATCGCCGTCCTTGATTGTTCCTTCAAACTCCCTAATTATCGGGGTCAAATTGTCGCCTTGAAAAACGTCGTCCATGTGATACCCGAACCGCTTTAAGTCTGCGATAAGGTATTGTGCGCTGTATCGGTCATAACCGATTTTAAGCAAGTATATTTCGTAATCTGTGTTTAGCTTTACAAACCAATCGTAAACGTCGTTATAGTCTACATGGTTGTCTCCGCTCAAAGTCAAAATACCCTGCTGTAAGTAGATGTCATAGGGTAAATTGTCTTCTTCAATGGCTTTTTCGTACCGCTCGGACGGCATAAAAAATTGACAAAACCCATATGTCACCCCGCCGCGCTCAATAATCACGCTTGCGGCTGTAAGGTCGATTGTTTGTGAAAGGTCAATCCCGCCCACGCCGTAACAACCTTTGAAGTCGTCAAACGTAAATGCTTTTATTGCGTTTTCTAATAGACGATTATCAAGCCACGCCGTTTCTGCTTTCTGTTTGACGTTGCAATACTTCATAAGAAATTCACGCCGCTTTGTGTGATTTTCTTTCGCAATGTCAATTTGCTGTTGGTAAAATTCTTCTGACATTACAATTCCTAAATTCGGGTTAGACTTGTAAAGCTCTCCTACTTCGTCCCATTTTCTGTCGTCGTCTACCATGTATATAAAAGGCAAAAGCCGCTTTTCACGGCTATCCTTGTTTAGAAATGCGGTCGAACGCTTCATTAAATCGTCGTACAATCCTTCGTTTTTGTCGCCCGCCGTTGTAATATTGAATGTCAAGGGTTGCTTCCTTGCGCCTAGTCCCGATTGCATGGTGTTGTAAAGCGTCAAACCTCTGTCGCCCTCCCATGCGTGAACCTCGTCGTTAATAGTTAATGTTTGGTTGAATCCGTCGGACTTGTCGGGACTAAATACAAGCGGGAATACGCTTGTATTGGTTTTTGGTATATAAACTTCCTTTGCATTGTCTTTTAACTTTCCGTCCCTTACTCGCTTTAGTAAGCGCGGCTCGTTTATGATTATCTGCTTGAACGCTTGCCAAACCTCTTTAGTTTGGTCTAGTTTCGTTGCAAGCATATAAATGTCGCCGCCGTACTCTCCGTCGGCGAATGCCATATAATTCCCAACCGCTCCCGCCAGTAGGCTTTTACCGTTCTTCCTTGCCACAACAACAAATACTTCCCTGTACCAACGAAAGCCTCTATCGTCTACAAGCCCGAATATTGCGGCAAGTAATGCTTTTTGCCACGGTTCAAGTTTTAGTAAGTCGTTGCGCCCTTTGTTGTGTCGGCAAGTCGTTTCAATAAATAAAATTACCTTGTGCGCTTTTTTTGCGTCGTAAAAATATATGCCCGCTTTTAGGTCGTCCAAGATAACGCGATAAACGGCGTGTACCAGTTTCCCCGCTACGGCTTCGCCGCTCTGTAGCATGGTGTAATAATCAAGAATGTAATTCCGCATTACATTTCCAATATGTCGTCTAAGTCGTCGCGCTTCGGCGGTGCGGGCGGGGCAAGGTCTATCAATATCCGCATTATTGCCGCGTGGTGCTTCGTCATTTCGTTTATGGCTTTTCGGGCTTCGGAAGGTTTTTTGCCCTTCTGCCCGCCGCCGTTGTCGTATTCCTCGACGTACCCCGCGCCGTCTGCAAAATAATCTTCCCAAATGTCGTCAAGTGCCACGGTAAGGCGGGCGGCGGCTCGGATAAGTGACGCGGCGGTTTCCAGTTTGTTTTTATCAAGCCCCTTTAGGCGGGCTTTAAGCCGCCGCGCTTCCCTTGCAATGCGCTGTTCTTTCGTCGGCGGCGCGGGCGGCGTTCGTTTTGCGGGCGGCTTCGGCGTTGGCGCGGCGGTCGGCGTTGACTTCGCCCGCTTCGGCGTGGTCGGCTTCGTGGTCTGCCCTTTTTTTGGCTTTTCGGGCGTGGTCGGCATAAAATTCAACTCCTTACGCATACCACCCCCCACTGTAGGAATGGTCGCGGTATTTTTGTCAGTCTGCGCTCGGTGTTCCGTCGGCGGCATATACGCCCCGATATGGGGGGTATACCGCGTCAAGTGGGTATCACCCGCCCCCGCTCGTCTATGGTGTAGCGCGGCGGCTCATTGTCGCCGTGATGTTCCCTGTTGTGGCAATTTTGGCATAAGGCTTCAAGGTTGCCCCATGCTAGGGATATTGCGGGGTCATTGATGTTTTGGGGCGTTAAATATGTCTTGTGATGTGCAATTTTCGCGGCGGTCGGATTCTTCGCCGTTGAACATCTTTCACATAGAAATTGCTTGCTTGCTAAGAAGCTGTCGCGTGTATCTCTCCACGCCTTTGAGTTGTAAAAAGTTTCTGCCCATACCTTCACGGCTCTAAAATCACCCCTTGAAAACTGCATAAAAATAACCGCAATTGCGGCGCAAAAGCAGTTAAATGTCTATTTTTCCGTTATAAAAATTGTAGCATATCACTTGTGCGCTTGAAAAGTGCATTATTTAGGCGCGGGAAATGTGCAAGGCGGGCGCGGCATATAGAATAGGCGCGTGGCTTGACTTTACGCGGTTTACGGCTGTTTTTCCCTGTGTTTCGCGTACCGTGCCATATGCGCCAAAAATGCCCGCTTTTGCCCTCATGGGTAAGGGCGGCGGGCATATGGTCGGACGGGGTCTTTTTATGGTCGTGGTGGGGTATCTTATAGGGCTTGCGCTCCATACAACCAAACGGCAATACGGCGAATAAGTTTGCCACGGTTGCGCCGAACTGTTGAAACGTCGCAAGGTATAAGCGCGGCTATTTCTTCGTCGCCCTTGCACTCAATGAACTTTCCCTTGATAACGACGTAATAAGGTTCGCCGCTTACGCGTTTAAGCGCGGCGGCTATTATGTCGGCTTCGTGTTGGTCGGCGGCTATGGTCGCCTTTATATCCTGTATAATGCCGTCAAGTATTTCTTCGGGCGACAATCTAACCCCCAAACGCTGAAAGCGTACAACGCTTGCGCTTCGGGTCGGTACGCCGTGCGTCGTAATTTCTTGTAGTTTTTCTTTGTCGCCCTCTATTTTTTCCAATAAGTCGGGGTAAGCGTAAAGCCGCTTTTCTGTTTCCTTATACACGTTCCCCGCTGTTTTCGCCCTTTGCAAGCTCCCCGCGCCGTATGCAAGGCGGGCGGCTTCGTTTGCCGCCGCCTGTGCTATAGCTCCAATATCAACGCCTTTTTTGTTTGCTGTCTTGTTCTTCATAATCCCGCGCCCCTTCGTCATGTTATTCCCTTTCGCCGTCAAATAACGCCGCAAGGTTGGTTTTTAATGCGCTTTTGCTTTCTGTGTTATCGCCCATGTGTTGCACAATTTCACCCACAAGGGCGGTTGCAAGCATAATCAAATCAATTTGCGCCGCTTCGCCCTCGGATATATAGCCGTCACAGTCTTCGCCGTCTATTGCGGCTATTACGGCAAGACTGCCCGACGCTTGATAACGCCCGCCGTCGGTGTCTGTTAGTGTTACATATGCCCGCTTCGGGCTGTAAAATGGCGTGTTTGGTAGTGCTTTCGGGTCGTCGTCTTCGGGGTCTGCGAATTGTTCTTCAAGTATACCCCGCGCCCGCTCCATGTTTTCGGCTCTTTTCTTTACTGCTTCGTCGCTTTCGGGCGCGGCGGTCGGTTTTAGCGGCGTTTCGGGCTGTTTCGGCTTGCTTGTGGGAGGTTGCCCGCTTTCCTTGTACTCCTCATGCGCCGCCGCTTGTTCTTCGGGCGTTGCCGTTGAAATTTCGTAAGCCGCGCTTATACCGACGTTGCCCGCTTCAAATTCCGCTAACCATTCGGGCGACAAATTCTTGCTTATGCCCTCATACCGTTGCATTTGCCCCGACGAAACATTAAGTATTTCGGCGACGTTATCACGCATACGCCCTTTGAATTTATGCCCTTCGGCTTTCATGCGCTGTAATACCTCTTTAAGCCGCGCCGCCTGTTGTACCTTTTCAAAGTCGGTCAATTCCCGCGCCGTCGAATTTGCAATAATCAACTTTAATTCGTCAATGGCGGCTTTTTCGCGATTTTCTACTTTGCAAGGGACGGTCGCCCACTTCAAAAGCCCCAACGCTTCATAACGCCGCCCGCCGCTCAATATCTCGTAAAAATCACCCTGCAAGCTCTCGACGACGACAAGGTTATGCAAAAGTCCTATTTCGTCAATGCTTGCCGCTAATTCCTCAATATCGCGCAAGCCATAAAAATTCTTTTTCGACGGTTTTATTTTGTCATACGGTATTTGCACTATATCGAAGCCCGAAGGGTCGGCGGCGGGCGTTTCGGTGGCTTCGGCTTTTGATGTGTCGTTAAGTAATTCCTTCATGCTGAATTTTTTAGGCATTTTTCCCGCTCCCCCTTATTGGCAATTTTGAAATTTCCTTTACCGCCGCTTCCATATCACCGTCGCCATAATTTAACCAACAAGTAATACCGTTTTTTAGATTGTTGTCGGCTATGTCTACCAAATGCGATACTTCTATGAACTCTAAGTCTTCAACGTCGCATATTTCATGTATATAGTTAAAAATTGCATCTTCTGCCGCTTGTGCCGATAAATAAAATTTGCGCGTTTTATTCATTAAGCGGCGCAAGTGTTTTTTCTGCTCGTTATTCATTGCCCCCGCTCCCCTCATTTGTGATAGTTTCGGTCACAATTTCGTATCTGCCAACTATACGCCCGCCCGCGTATATCTTGCCCTTGCCGTGTATGGTCTTAAAGCCCAATTCGTCGGTTATATCAGACGCAAGAAGTTTTACTTGCTTTTCTAACCATGAAAGGGAAATTGCGTCGGGGCAACTTGCCGTCCATGATTTTTTGCCGCGTCCAACTTCGGAAAAATTAACTTTAATCATGCCGCGCCGCCTTTCTGCAAATATTCGTTTACTAATGCGTCGTAATCCTTCGCCGCCGTGCATTTCGGCGCGTATGCGGCAAGCGGTAAGCCCGCGTATGTCGTTTCGCTTACTTTTACCGTGCTTCTTATAACCGTTTCAAACATAGACAAACCCGCTTTTTCGTTCAATGCTTCTATACCCTGCAAATTTACGTTGTTTTTACTGTACATAGTCACAAACCCGCCAACAACCCGCAATGCGGGGTTAAATTCCCGCAATTCGTCTATCTGCTCTAAAAGCGTGTCTATGCCGTCAAAAGCGAACTTATCAACTTTTATCGGTATAAGAACGTCATGCGCGGCGACAAGCGCGTTTACTACTGACATATTCAAGTCGGGCGCACAATCAATAATTACATATTCGGGCGTGTGTTCGTCTACAACGCCGTCATAGTTCTTTAACGCCTTTGCAAGCCGCGTTTGTTGTGGGCGGCTTGCGTCAATCAATATTTGACGGTCGGCGGCAAGCAAATTCATGTTCGCGGGCAATACGCGCAAATTATTGTACTTCGTGCGCTGTACGGCTTCGGCTAATATATCCCGAAGGTCGCCCCGCTCTGTCAAAACGTCTGCAATGGACGGTTTTTCATAATCATGTACACCAAAAAATTTTGATGTATTTCCCTGCTTGTCGTTATCTACAAGCAAAACCCGCTTTCCGCGCTTTTCGGCTAATGTATAGGCAAAATTTATTGTGCTTGTGGTCTTCGCAACCCCGCCTTTAACATTTATAAAGCATATAACTTTCATTTCTTGCCCTCCATTCTGTCGGCGGCGGTTTCATACTCCACCCTTACGCCGTCTATTGTTTTTGTGTACCCTACAAGCTCTACGCGGCTATCAAGTATCAATAATCCGTCGGCAAGCTGTTTTACTATATCTGCCCTCAACTTTTCCATGTCTTCGGGCGATATGACGTAACCTACCTTGCAAATTATGGCCGTTTCGATTTTGGGAAAGTGTAAAATTTGCAACTTGCTTTCTTGCGCCAATTCTTCGCCAATTTCGCCAAACCAAAACGAATGACTTGTTGAAAAACAACGCTTAATTCGTTTTAACAATGCTTTCAATGGATATTCACCCCTTTGTTAAGTTTCGCCGCCGCTTGTTCGGCGTGTTTCTTTTTTCGGAATAGATGTTGCGGGTCGTACTGGTTGTAATATTCGTATAATCCGTCGCCTAAGTGCCATTGCAAGCCCTTTTTGTGCGTCTTTACTGGTATTGTGTAAAATCGCTCCCAAAAGTCTGTAACAAACCAATATACCCGCCCTTTTTTCGGTTTAAGTGCCAAACCCTCCCCCCCCTGCGCTTTTCTGCTTCGGCTTTATACAATGTGGCGTATATATAAGCCCCTGCAACAAATTTACTTGTTCTTACTTCGGGGTCGCCGTCTAGCACTAAGTCGGGGTACGCCTTGCCGAATATTTGCGGCGCGTACTGCTTTACGTCGGCGGCTAATAATTCGGCTTGCCGTCTGCTTATTTTGTGTTTGTTTTCCGTCATTGCCGTATATGGCTTCAAATTGCGGGACGCTTGCCAACGCTTCGTAATTTTGGTTTTTGACGGTTGCCGCGTGATGTAAAGCGCAAGCCCTTTCAAGCTCCCCTTTTCGGGTACTAGCTCGTCAACATTCACACGGTCGCCATGCGTCCAAAGTGCCTTTAATACCTCACGCGGCGCGGCACATTTCATAATTACATGATGGTGTATACGCTTTTTGCGTCCGTCTTTGTCCATAAACTCAATTACATAAAAATACTTCAAGTCTGCCCGCCCGCGCTTATCTTTATAGCCGTTTTTGTTCAACCAATGTCGAACCCTGCGAATATAGTTTTGCATATGTTTTTGTGCTTGCATTTCGTCGGGTAATGGTGCGCCGTCATGGTATGTCAAAGTTATATGAAAGTCGTCTTTGACAAAGTTTGTATTTACAAGCCGTATTGCCTGCTTTCGGGCGTTTCGCTTATTTACGTTTTCTTGCGCTTCCCGCGTTGGTGTCATTTTTGCGGCTCGTTTGGCTTCGGCGCGGTAATCCCTGTAAATCGGCAACATTTCAATTTCTACCGTATCGCCGCAAGTGATTTTTCTTACCTTGTACCGAAAAACATTGCCGTGCCGCAACGTTTCAAACGCATTTTCGCCCAACTGCCCCGAAAGGTCTTCAAAAAGAAATTGCCATTTGTTGCCCCCAAATGCTCTCATACTCTCACCCCTCAATATTTCCGTTTTACATTTTTGTAGGTAAGGTATGTTTTTAACGCTTCGTCTTTTTCGCCCCCCTTAGACTGCATATACTCGTCATAGTGCATACGGTTTATAATTTTGCGCTCTTTGTCCTGTATGAAGTCTAAAACCGCGTCAAAGTCTGGGCGCAACCTTTCGGAAAGGCTTTCGCGCTCTATTTCGTGCAATATCCATTTCATTTTTAATAAAATGCCTATGGGTATCTGCACGTTTTTATTAAAATCACCCCTGCCACTCATACCCCGCGCCCCCTTGCGGGATATTTACAATGGCGTAAACGCCATTGCGACACAAGCGTAAACGCTTGTGCAAAACACAACAATGTATGAATGATTGAGAGAGTAAAAACATTTATTTTTTCTAACATGGGTATAAGCTCCTTTCGTCGTTAGCTTAATACTCCATACAAGCCCGCAATGCGTCTTTTTCGACGCAAAAAATAAAAATACCTTGATTTTTGCGCCGTTTCTGTGGTAAAATGGTTGTTAGTGATGTACCACAAAAACGGCTTTTACAAGCTCATACAGGGCGCGGCGGCTTGAACTCCAATCAAGCCGCTTTTTCTTTACTCGTTATTTTCTTCACCTTGTACATAATGGCTACACGTCGGGGCTTCGCCGATAGGCATATAGCGCATACCGTCGGCGCAACCGTCGCAAGGATAAGGACGAACCCCGCCGCGCCAATCTTTTGGTGCGTGTACGCATCTTTCAATAACCGCGCAAGTATTACACCGACACGCCTTACAATCTTCAAGGCGTGTTTTTGCGCCCGCTTCGGCTGTTTCGTCGTCTAATCCGTCGTCGGTGATAGTTTCGGTCACGTTTTGGGCGGCGGCGTATGCTTCCAATAACGGCGCAACCCCATGTAAGAGCCCGCGCAACATTCCTAATGCTTCGGCGGCGTATGCTTCGCCCCGCTCATATCCCGAAGCGTCAAACGCCTGTAATAGTGCGTTTTTTTGTTCCTCTGTCATAATGCAAGCCCCTTCCACCTTCTCCAATATTCGCCGCGCTTTATGCCATGACTATATCCCCTTTAACATTTTTTTCGCCGTGCCTATGCGGCAACCCATGTAAAGGGTAAATTGCCGCGCCGTTGCCTAGCCATTACTTCGGCTTCGTCCTTCGTGTCGGCTGTAACGTCAAATAAATACTTTTTTCTGCCGTCTGCCCCATGCGTCCATATAACGCAATGCCATAATTTCATACCGTACCCCCTGCCGCTTCCACGCCGTCAATGTACTGTTTGAACTTGCCGCCAAACACGGCGGCTATATCGTCGTAAAGCCCGCTTTCGCCGACGGTCAATACTGCCTTGCGGTCGCATTCCCCCGCGCCCGCTTCGCCAACGTCATCTATTCTATAAAGCGGGACGGCGGGTAAAAATGAACCGTCGGGGGCGCGGGCGGCTGTTTGTCCGACGCATACAAGCCGCTCATGCGGTTTTAGTATCGTTGCCACGCGTCCCGCCCCCTTTCGCCTTTTCCAATGCTTCGGCTTGCTTTTCATATTCCCGCTTCGCCGTATCGTGCCTGCATTGAATTTGACTTACAACCCTTTCTTTGAAGTGCGGCAAGTCTTCTTCGGTAAGGTACATATACAAATTCCCGCTGTAACTGTGGCGCAATTCCCCTATGTCCCTTTTGTTTAACAACGTCCAGTATTCGCCTATTTTGTCGTCGTCTGTTCGCCTGTACTGCTTCTCGGTTTCCTTGATATTTTCAAGCGTCCGTACCCTGTACCCCTGCTTCGGGTCAAATGAGTGTTCTATAAGCATAATCGCGCCCCCCTACAATGCTCGTGCATACGCGGCGACGGGTGCTGTTGGGCGCGGTGGCTCGGACGATACGCCTATTGCCGCCGCATATCCCATAACTTGCCCTGTAAGTATCAAGCGAAAGTCGCGGGGAAGTTTGCTTACAATTTCGACAAATTGCGTGTCGTCGTCGTTCAAAATTGCTCCCCTCAAAATGTCAAATTCCTTCTTTTCATTCATGGTTATACCCCTTTCTATGCGTAAGCGCGGCGTTTTTGTCTTGCCGTATTGCCCTACTTGCCGCAACTTCTTTTAATATTCCGATTTCTGCACCCAATACGCCGCCGCGCAAAGCCCTGTACATAATGCCCCAAAGTTTGTCTACCTTTTCGCGCAACCCTTCGGCGGCTTCTTCAGTTACTTCCCCTTCTTCAACCCCACATTCGTATAAATAACGGTAATGTTCTATTTCAAGCTCCACCGCTTCGTGAAGTTGTCCATTTGCCTTAATAGTGTACTTTTTCATACTCAAACCCCTTTCATGTTTGGGGCGGCGGTGTATTGTTGCCTAACGCAACCATTTCGACATATGCTTGTAACCGCCCATAAGTAATCAATCTTTCGTTTGGTTTTAGCGTCGTTATCATGGGTTGCTTCCCCCCTTTTGGTCGTTAGTCCACAATGTGGACATTGAAGGAAAAAAAATTTGCTGAAATACGTTAAATGATGTTATTTCAAGGCATTTTGTTATTTCTTGAATGTCTTGCGTTGTCGGCTCTTGAACACCATTAATTATTCTGGAAGCCTTATTGCGTTTCCAACCGATTTCGTTTGCAAACGAACCTATTGTCTTGTGCTTCGACATAACAGCCCCGCGCAATGTAATAATATTGTCCATGTAGCACCTCCTCTATTTAGTACACAATGTGGACACTACAACTATAGCACACGCACAAAGAACGCGTCAACCACAATGTGGACATTATTTTTATTTTTTTGATTATCGTGTTGATTTTGTGGACAGAATATAATATAATGAGCTATGTTCAAGGAGGTGTTCAAAATATCTTTAATGCTTGTATCTACCTTTTCGGAACGGTTAAAAGAAGCACTCGGTGACTGCTCGGCGACTGAATTTGCTGAAAAAATCAGTATGTCAAAACAAACAATTAGTGCTTATCTAACCGAAAAAAGGAAGCCCAAAAAACCGACGCTTGCAACAATCGCTAAAGCTCTTAATGTTAATGAAGCGTGGTTGTTGGGTTATAACTCACCAAAGGAAAGAAACGACTATTTTATCTCAATGTCGGATATACCGCATTTTTTATCGGAATCAATCAAACGTTGGGACAATAGTACAATGTCTGATTTTTTGCGCTCATTTATGTCCGAAGATGAAATTTCAATGTTTTTTGATTATCGGTCTTTAAGTGTTCAAGGTAGGGATTTTATGCGTCAAACAATGGTCGTTGCCCTTAACACATACAAACAAGATACAGAATTTGCCGACGATATGCCGCTACACAAGCAAGACTTCACAAATACTGATTATGTGCGCGGTCTTGTTGATAAACAAGAAGCCCTTGACAAGAAAAACGGCAAAGGGGGCGACAGCGCAAAGTCTGGCTAATTGAGTACATTTATTTGCTTCACTATTTAGGCATTGTCAAGAAACGTAAAAGAAGCCCGCCCCGACGTTAAGCGGGAAGGGCAAGCGAAAGGGGATATTTATAATGTTTGTCGGATTTTCTAAAAGAGTAAGGGGCGGCTTGCGGCTCGGCGCGGGTTTCCGCGTCACAAAAAAGAACTTCTTCTACATGGCTCTTATTGTGATGATGTACTACATTTCATACCTTACAATAGTGGGGTCAATATGGCTAATCGTCGGCATTTGTTATTTATGCTTCGTTTTGCCATTCAAGAAGATTACCCAACTCATTAAGGGCGACAAAAGCCCGCCGCCTGCCCCAAAAAATATCATTGAAGAAAGCGAAGGGGATAACATAAGGAAGCCATTACACAAGCGTTGGTATGTATGGGTCGCTGGTATTATTGTAATTTCGTTTATCATATACCCATTCTTGCCCGACGACGACGAACCGCAATATGAAGCGGCGTTTGCGGCGGCGCAATATGAAGTCGAAGAAGCCCCGCCCGCTTATGAACCGCAAGACGAAGAACCCGCTTACACGTCCGAAGAAATAGTATACGAACCCGAAGACGAAGAACCATACGAAGAAACGATATATTTTGCGACGGTTGAGCCTACAGAAAGCCCCGAACCTATGCCCGAACCAACATCAACCCCCGAACCGTCGCCCGCATTAGTTATTGTTTCCGCTCCTGATAGGGTATGGAGAAATGAAAATGTTACAATAACGATTTCGGGAAGACCAAACGAAGTTTATACTTTGCGTGTTCGTTATGCCGACTGGAGTAATGCGGCGGGTTTAGGCGACGCTACAACTGACGCAAGCGGCATAGCTTCGTGGACGTGGCAAATTGGCGGTCAAACTGGTGCGCGTGATAATGCCCTTGCGCGGATAACAGGCGGCGGCAGAACGATAGACCATATTTTTGAAGTTGTCGTTGACTAAAAAAGAGGTGAAAATATGGTTGCCGCCCGCTTCGCAAAACTATTAAGAAAGTAGGTATCACCTTGCAAGATGATAGATTTATTTGGGACGAAAACAAGCACAAGGCAAATATCAAAAAACACAAGGTTACATTCAAAGAAGCCGCAACGGTTTTTGATGATGATAACGCCGTTTATTTTGATGATGAAGACCACTCGCAAGACGAAGAACGCTTTATTGTTATAGGTTTTAGTGAAAATGCCCGCTTGCTTATGGTTTGCCATTGTTATAGAAACGGCGGTTCGCTTATCCGTATTATATCGGCGCGTAAAGCCGACAAAGAAGAATCTGAATTGTATGGGAGGTAAAAACATGAAGGAAAAAGAGGCTAATGCCGTCATTCAAAATTACGAAGATATTAACTATGACGATATACCCAAAATTACAGACTTTTCAAAAGGTCGTAAAAATCCTTTTGCGGGAAAATTCAAAAACGGCTATACCATAATAGTCGAACACGAAGACCACGAAGAAGTTATTGAAGTTAAAAAATCAAGGCGGGAAAAGCAAGTACACTAGAAAAGCCCCCGCGTCGGAAGCGCAAGGGGCAAAAGGTGAAAGAAGGTTGTTTATGAATGATGAAATGCTGAAATATCTTGTTGATAACTGCGACGGCGAAAGCGGCGCGGTGGAGCTTGAAGACTTCAAAATGCGATACCCGCCAAGCAAGAAAACCGCCGAAGATGTTAAAACATTAGAGCGGCTCGGCTATATAGTTAGAGGTTACGCCGACGACACATTCTACGCTTTGATTGTTACACCAAAGGCGATTAACTATTTCAAGTAACCGCTTCGCCTAGAGCGTCGTAACCTTGCGATTGCGTGAACGCTTCTCGTTTTTGCTTGATAACTTCAAGCGGTGTATTAACAAGATAATCAATACTATATTCCATAAAATGGGTTTCTTCTTCAAGCCTATGCGGAATATTGCACACTCTCGGCGATTTGTGCCAAATTGCGCGTATTTCGCCTAACCATTGCCGCGTATCTTCGGGTATTGCGTCATAGTCTACTGTAAGTTTGCCTTGCATGATAAATCGCCCCTTTCGTTACTTTATTGTACCATAAGGGGCGGGGGTTTTTCTAGTGCAACTTTAAGAAATGAGGTGAATCTATGCCCGCCGCAAAAGCTCAAAAACATAGGGACTTAATACCCGCCGTCATATATGCCCGCTATTCGTCCACTAATCAAAGCGAACAAAGCATTGAAGGGCAATTAAGGGATTGTCACGCTTTCGCCGAACGCGAAGGGTATACCATTGTCAACGAATATATAGACCGCGCCTTGTCTGCAAAGTCTGACAAACGCCCCGATTTTCAACGCATGATAAAGGACGCGGAAAAGCGGCATTTTCAAGCCGTCATTGTTTGGAAATTAGACCGCTTCGCCCGCAATAGATACGATAGCGCAACCTATAAAGCGCGGCTAAAAAAACACGGCGTAAAAGTCATTTCGGCAATGGAAAATATAAGCGACAACCCCGAAGGGATTATCCTAGAAGGTATGCTTGAAAGTATGGCAGAATATTATTCCGCTAACCTTTCGCAAAATATCCGACGCGGGCAACGTGAAAGCGTGTCAAAAGGTCAATATATCGGAAGCCGCCCGCCTATTGGGTACAAGGTCGAAAATAAACGGCTTGTAATTGATGATAAAAAAGCGTGGATTGTGCGTTATTTCTTTGAGGAATACGCGAAGGGCGTACCAAAAACGGAAATAGTCGCCGCGCTTGCCGCTAAAGGCGTAAAAAATGCTTTTGGTCGTAAATTAACAAGCAATTACCTACAAACGACGCTTCGCAACAAACGGTATATTGGATATTTTGAATTTCGGGGCGAAGAATACCCCGACGCAAACCCTGCCATAATTGACGAAAAGACTTTTTACGCCGTACAGGATAAATTGACGGCGAAAGCCCATGCGCCCGCCGCCGAAAAAGCCAACGTCGAATATTTACTAAGCGGCAAGGCATATTGCGGAATGTGCGGGACGCGGCTTATCGGCGAAAACGGCAAAAGCAGAACAGGCGAAAAGCATTATTATTATTCATGCTCAAAGCGTAAGCGTCAAAAAGCTTGTAAGAAGAAAAACGAAAAGAAGGGCTTTCTTGAATGGTATGTTGTAGAACAAACGATTGAATATGTACTAACCCCTGAACGCATAGGCTTTATAGCGGCGCGGGTCGTCGCCGCTTACGACAACGATTTCAACGCGGGCAAAATAAAGGAAATGGAAGGGCGGCTAATGCGGCTTGACGGCGATATAAACAAAGCCGTTGATATGTCCCTTGTCGCCCCCGACAAAGCCCGACAACGGTATTTTGACAGGATAGAAGAACTTGAAACACAAAAAGCCGATATTGAAATAGACTTGTCGCGGCTAAAGATAGCGGCGGGCATAAAATACACCGAAGAACAAATAGTTGCATGGTTGCGGCAATTCTGCAAGGGTGATTTGCTCGACGAAGATTTTCAACGCCGTATAATAGACGTGTTTATAAACTCCGTCTATGTTTACGACGATAAAATTGTGATATACTATAATATCAAGGATGGTAAGCAAGTGTCATATATTGAAATGCTCGAAAGCTCCGACGAACCGCAAGACTACGGCGACGAAGCGCAAGGCGGGGCGGTTCGGTTTTCAAGTGACAAGCTCCACTTATGTATGGACGTAGTCGAACCCTTCGCAGCGAAGTCAAACTTGTTGGTGAAGGGTTCGGTTATGTAGTGGTAGTTTCAAATTGAAATAAGAGCATAGAAAAAACCTCGTTGACGGTGCACAATTCATCAATGAGGTTTTTTATATCGTTATTTTTTACTTAGCTAATAAGAGCCATAGTGCGACTTTTAAATCCTTACTTTCACATCCCATCATCAAATTCTTCCAACAGCTGCTCTAATTCACATCTGTACTTATCTTGTCCTTCCAACATTGTGCCATTCTTAAGATGGTCAAAAAAAGTGCTGTAGCCATTCGAGGATAGAAAATGAACTATATATCTTTCACTATCACCAGCAGCCTTTAATCGTTCATTTAATTCAGAAAAATGCTTTTTTGACCATTCATACTTAGCTTTATTCTCAACACTTACATCTTTATCCATCTTTATTTCAACCACCAATATATACCTTACTCCATCTATTGTAAGCTTGATGAAAAAATCAGGGTTAAATTTCTTGTGGGAATAGCGCCTGGCCTTTCCACCATCAGACCCCAATCTATAACTATAATTGATTTCGTAGAAATTTCTATCTCGCGACTTCACCCAAGCCTCTATCAAGCAAGCATTTTCTGGTCTCGTCAAAAAGTCTACGAAGTCTCTCTCTGGCTTTGATGATGTAATCACGGTACTAACTGGTGTTTTAAATAAATTATAAGCCTTCGGTTTTAATGCACTTTTTGGAAACGAGTCGTCACCGTCTATCTCATCAATAATCAAACGTTGTTCGGGGTCGCTGATTTCATTTTTCCAATTGTTAGTGCAGTAAACTGAAGAATCTCGACGTAAATTAGAAACACTAGTTGATTGCTTTTCTAGTTTTCTAGTGTCTATCTCAAACGTATCATCTCCCCATATGTGCTTAGAAGTTACTGTTTTATTCTTTTTGCGCAACAATGGAGTAAAAGCATTTAATATTCTATGCACATTCTTCTCAACAATCATATCTCCATCATTTCCTCGTTTTTGCATAGACATTTCAATTAATTCACGAATGTCATCTCTAGGAGGTAAATTGTTTTTTGTATACTCGTTTTCTCCCAATTTAAGAGTCTTTCCCTCCCACTCACGAATTTCAAATTCTTCAAACAGCCTATCTAAAACCTCATCGACTGTCCAAGCATGATGCTCTATCCTGTAACGCCGCTCCCATACACTTCCACTTATAGCTGAAACATACATCGTTTCGCGAGTTTCAGTTAATGATTGCGATTCAAGAGAGATTCCATTTTCCCACATATTTGTGAAATTAATGGGCTTAGCTTCAAAGTCACTTTCAATTTCCTTTAATTCGCGATTATAATCAATATTCTTAACGCTGAAATGATAGCTTGCTCTTTCACCTTCCGTAAGAACAACACTATTAACGCGCTTTTCAATCTCCAAAACATCCTCAATCAGTTTTTTTATCTTACTACTCCAAGACCTGTGGTTAAATACAACTACTTTGGGTTGCGGAGATTGATAGGGTTCTGGCAAACGCAATCCACGCCCTAAAACCTGAGCAATTAAAAGTTTGGAGTTAAAGGCTCTATCCTCCCAAGGAACGACTTGAAAAACGTTCTTTACATCCCATCCTTCAGTTAGCATAGAAACAGAAACTATCCATTCTGTAGATTCTTTTTTGTCATCAACATATTTTAATTTATCAACACTTGCTCTGTGTTCACGAGCAGATGTAACAAGTAACACCTTAGACTTGGCAGCAAGCCTGTCGTTTGTCTCGTATTTCGCAATGAAATCGACAAGATCATCAGCAAGATTTTTTGCGCTGGCTATATTTTTAGTTACAAAAATAGTCAATGGTTTTATCCGTGGGTACTTCTCGCAGTTTTCTCTGTGGTTCTGAAGTATTTTTTGCAGTTTTTCATCACTTGTGCCACTCTCATCTTCACGAACATAGTCGACATTTTTTACCACCTTATCCTCAATAGCACTACGTAGTGAATATCTAAAGATAACATCATTAAAGTATTCATCGTCTATATAAGCTGTACCTGTAAACCCGAGCATATATTTGAATCCATACTTGGGATCATCGAGAAAATCCTTCCATTTCTTGATGCTCTTGTCTTCTGAAGTATTCCCCGAAATTTTATTAAAAATATGATGAGCCTCGTCATTCAGCACAAGGGTTTTACTTCCAGTGTTAATGAAGCTGTCCTTAATAGATGAACCTGTTGTTTCATAAACAGCATGAATATTTTCAACGCAAATATCGCCTAACTTTACGGTGCTGCTAGCATCGGTAATACGAGGGTGCCTGAATACAAGATTTTCAGGCATAAGCCCCCTTAATTTTTCATCGCTACTGAGTTGAACAAATTTCTCTGTCAATCCTTTTTCTATTGTCAGTGATGGACATAACACTAAAACCCTATCGACCAAACCAATCCCTAAAGCAATTTGAGAAATAGCGTATATTAAATAAGACTTACCCGTCCCTGTAGCCAAATCAATTGTAGCATACAATTGATTTGGAAGGTGAAGTTTCTGTACAAAGTCATCTTCGGTAGCATATTTTTCTCTTAGTATTGGATTTTCATGATAGTTATCAACCGCCAAATCATTCAGTGATTTGTAGTTGTTCGATGCTAAATATATTATTGCTTTCTCAATTGCTTGCTTTTGGTAATCTCTGTCTCCGCAAAGACGCTCGATATATGGCAACCATGCGCTATAATTCAATAAGCTTGTATTATAGACTAAGTTCACGTTTAGCACCAGATCTTTTTGCTTAAATGATTTAACCTCTTTCATCACTTCTCGCCCCTATATCAAAGCTTTCTGTAAAATCATTTCCATAGATATCAGTATAAACTATCATAAGTTTATCATCCATCTCCTCACGTCTAAATGATAGCATCAGATTATCACCATCTCGCGGTACATCCTCAAGAAAGTAATAGTCTGTCATAACAAAAGATTTACCATCATAACTTTTATCTATGAATATAGCTGACAGCATATCAAACCCAGATAATACTCGTTCTTCCTTTGTTTTACCGGATGGTAATTCCTGAGATGAAAAATTACTAATAATGATTTTAATCTCGTCATTGATTATTTGCAATTCACTTTTAACAGAAGGAGCTCTGTTAAATGAAAAACCAATCACTTCATCTACAGCGTTAATACTGCTTTTTGACTGAGGTTGGCGCACTTTCTGAAATGGTTTTTGATGCAATTCTTTTATCATCTGATAAGGTATCTTTAAAAAATAATACCTAACATCATTATACTCGACGTAGTTAGTTAAGAAGTCAAGTCGAGTAGATGGAACAACAATATAAAGCCGTCCTCCGCGCATCCCACTTCCGATGCGACTATGAATGTCTACTACAAAATTTTCATCCACATTTGATTCTTTGAGATTATTATAATTAAATATCGTTACAGGGTAATCGTCTTTTTTTCCATCAAATTTATACCCTCCAATTTTGTAATCCTTCAATTCAATACTGAATAGCCCTGAAACAAAGGCTTTGTATTTGCTCCAATCTAAATCAAGCGCCGCCTTCAAATCATATGAACCAAGTGAGCAGGTTGCAAAAGCTCTAGCAGGACAACCATAATTGAGCTTAGGGTTCTTTAAACTTCTTGACTGTGATATTTGCAACATACGTTTTTGAACTGTAAAAAAAGATAATTTACCAATATCACATGTTATCCAACGTCGCCCATGCTTCTCAGCTACTGCAACAGTAGTTCCAGATCCTCCATAAAAATCCAATACAATATCTCCTAGTTTTGTGCTAGATAAAATAATCCTTTCTAGCAACCCATCAGGCTTTTGAGTTGGGTATCCCGTGCTATCTTTAGCCTTGTATGCATAGGTTCCAACAGGAAAATCATTGTATACCTGTGCAATTTCGTCTTTGCCGATCCAAACACTCCATGCTGGTCGCTTTCTCGTAGCGTTACCATATTCAATCGCTTCCTCTTTTGAATAATCGGGGTTTTTGCAAATATATGTTTTTAACGATTTATATCCACCACTACTTTCTTTTCCGCGGGTATAGTACCAACCCTCTTCGTCTTTTTGAAGTGCACCTGTTATCCTTTTTGATAAACCAAGACGATTTTGTGGGTTAAAAATTGCGTTGTTACTTTTGTAACAATATATAGTTTCATGAGCCTTTGGAAAAAAGTCCCCACTCCCCATCAAGCCACAAACCCATACAATTTCCGAAAACTCAAAACCTCTGAATATTTCATCAAGCAAAATTTTTATATAGTGCCCCATTTTTGAATCCAAATGTACATAAATACTTCCATCGTCTGCTAAAATCTCCTTGGCAACCAAAAGACGTCTCCTCAAATGCTCAACAAATTCTGCACCTTTCTTTTTATCAGCATATGCTTTTGCACCATCACGCCCCTGGAATTCTTCTGCCGTTGCAAACGGAGGATCTATGTATATGAGTTTGACCTTTCCTTTTACTCGACCAGTAATAAGCGGATCCTTGTCCTCATATATGGTTTTAAGAAGCTGCAGATTATCGCCAAAAACAATCATATTTTTCCATCCGTCATCAAACAAAGGGTGTTCGACGCCGTTGAAAACTTTCTCAATCTGTAGGGGTACAGGGACTGAACCATCTTCATTTGCCAATATGTCTTCCCTACTCATTTTGCCAGCATAAGCCAACTCATACTCCTTATGTTCAGCAGGAAATAACTTATACTTTAAATCGTTGGGCAGAGGCTTGCCTTCTTGAATAAGACCAATAATAAAATTTTTTTCATGTTCTAACAGCACATCCAACACTCCTTAACTAGGTCATCACACAAATTCGTTACATCTACCAACTGTCGTACTTCTATCAACAGCTCCTACGGTTTATACACGATAATCGTCAAATTTGATAATTACTCAAATAATCATATCATATTTTGTTGAGCTTTGGAAGAAAAAACAAAAGTAATACGACACAGATTCAAGTGTTTGATAAGTGTCTCTGATAACGTTAACATTGATTAAACATTGTACGCAACGCAAAATCCAAGTGCATGGTAGACTTCTCCGCTCGTGCGGCGTTGCATATATCCATTAATCGTTGTCATTTTGCGACAGCAGCTACGTGTCCTTGCCGTTTTTAATTTTGGATAATTAAATGATATATTGGCAATCCATAATGACTGTAGAAGCTGCCTCATTTCGCGATAGCCTTTTTCTTTTATACCATTATGTTGCTCGTCCTACTCTGCTTATAACGTTTGAAAGCAAGCGCGCCATCTCACGAACATCAGTCAGGTCAAGATTTATGTGGTAGCTGTTTATCGCCATTTTGCGAATATAGGCACTTAAGCTAACCATACCAGAATCAATCTTGCGTTGCTGGATTAGTGTAGCTTCATCTTCGGTGGCACAGAAGTGAATAAGAATATTACGTCTAGATTTTTTGTTTGTTTTAGTATTCAA